TACTGGACGTATTCGTCGGTTGGCACGGTGTACTTGTCGATCTCACCCTGCCTTGCCAACTCAGACATTTTGGGGCCAATGTCAGCCTTAGTGCGTCCGCTGAGTTCTTTGGCGAATCGCTCAAAGTCCGCAGGGTTCATGGTCATCATGGCCTGGGCGTTGTCGCCAGTGAAGGCCGAGCGAAGCGCCTCTTCCGTGTATATCCGCTCGAGATTGGGGATCTCATCGGCTGCACGCTGCACGCGCTTGGCGCCGTAGTCGCCCTTGGACTGACGGACCGCTTCCTGCACACGGGTCACGGCGCTGGGGATGACAACCGAGGGGGCTTGCTTGCCAACAGACTGAGCTGCACGCACAGCTTTGACCAGCGCTCCGCCACCGGAGTATTCCTTCGGGGGCTTGGTCAGCAGGTCTTCCTCGAGAACGTCGTAGCTGCTGTACGGATACTCCTGAGTCCGCTCGCTGGAGCTCATGTTCATCCGCGCTTGCGTTGCTCGAGCCTCTGCCTCGCCGGCCAGCCGCTTGTAGTATTCCCTGGCGGCCTCTTCTTGGAACAGGCGCTCGAGCTCCGGGCCGATGGATGAAGGCTTGATGGTTTGCAGGTACTCCTGATACGCCGAAGCCAGCCGCTCAGGATTGGCAACCGCGCTGCCGTAGCGCTGCGTCTTGAAGTCATCCAGCGACATCGGCTTGGAATAATCCTCACGAATGCGCTTGAGAATCTCAAACGCCCTCGGGTCTTTGAAGGCCATCGTGATGTTGCCGCCAGGGCTCATGCCCTCGAGCGTCTGGACAGCGTGCTGCATCTCATGCAGGGACGTTGAGCGCGGATCACCGGCCTTCAGTGCCATGTCATAGATGTCCATCTCCATCATGCCTTTGTTGCCCCCGGCACCGGGCAGGGCAGACAAAGCGCCTTTTGTAGATGGGCCGCCGTATCCACCGGTGACAACCTGCATGTCACCCAGCTCGGGATAGGCGCGGTAAAGCTCCGGGTGCGAGATGATGGTATCGGCCCGCACACCTTCGCTGGGCTTGGCCTTGTACTCCTCCAGCTCCATCTTGGCCCGGTCAATGCGCTCACGCACGCCCTTCTTGGCCTCGGTCAGTTGCCGGGGGAACAGATCTTTCTGCTTGGTCGGCTTGATCTTTTGCTTGAGAACGTCGATGCCGGACTTGATAACCTGAGCAGCCTCTCCTCGTTCAGGGTCGGTCAGGAACCGGGCGCCGACATCGCTGATCTCCTGGCGCTGGATGCCGTCAGCCCCGCGGAAGGTTCCGGTCTGGCGCCAGATGTCCACCGGGTCAACGCCGGCCTTCTCCATCCGAGCCGCCGCCTCCGCCTTGGCCTGATCCCAGGTCTTGGCCTTGGGGCCGATGAACATCCGCGTGGCAGGCTGTCCAGCAGCCATGGCGAAGTCCTTGCCAGCCCTAACCACCGCTTTGGGAATGCCTGTTGCGAGGCGATATGCAGATCCGGGGCCGGTGTAAAAGCCTCCAGCCAACTGAGATGCGCCAGTAACAGCGCGGCCAACAGGCGTCTCCGATGCGGACTTGAACGGCAGGCGCTTCTCAATGTCCTCAGAGGTGGGAAGAACAGACTCGTAGCCCACGCGGTTGGCACCGAAGATCTGACCCAGCTTTGCCAGCGCCTCGTCCTTGGTGCGGGGCATCGAGAAGTTCTCGGGGCCTTGGATGTTTAGTAGAAGCCGGGCTAGGGACTCAAGGTCACCGGGCATGCCAGCAACACCAGAGACAAAGCCGCGCAGCATGGCGACATCCATGTCCTTAGCGGCCTCCCGGTCTTGAACCGAGCGGTGGCGTTTTAAATGGGGATAGAACCCAAAAGCCGCGGATTGTTTGTCAGCCATAGGCATGCCCTCGAATGCGAAGGATTATGCCCTCACTCACGGCGGCGGTCTATCCATTCCTGTACCGCCTCCAGCAAGGCCTCAGCCTGCCAGTCAGCTATCTCACCAGGGGCCAGGATCTCAAACCGGCCTTGGCACTGACGAACAGTCACCGAAGGTACATCAGGGGCGACCGTGACATCCCACAGCTCAACCAGTCCGTTCATTGGCATAGCGCCCCTCAGTTAACGAACGCAATGCGATGGCAATGCGAACGCATAGAACAACAGTGTCGCTGGGCAATATACCGCACCAGCTTTTACGTCTCAAGCTGCCGCTTCCAATTGATTAGCAGATTCAGGAAACTGTGGCAAAGGAATGCCTACCCGACCAAAGCCAGGAGGCACACCTTCCAACCGATCCCTTCATCGAGGTTTCCAGTGGACCAGCCCGTAGCAATGCCGGCTGGCTTGCCGAGCTTTCCCCCCATTGCGGGGTCTGCTGGGACTCGGCAACCTCGCTGGCTGGTCAGCCGGACTTGAACCGACTGGGCCATCAAGGCGTGTATGCCCCCACTGCGCCTGCATCTTCTGTGCGCTCTCGCCCTAGGTCAGAACGTTGTAGGTCCGGTGGACTGCGCCCTACGCCTTGCGGCTTCCTGCGCTTCCCTCATGCCGAACCATAACCCGATAGACCCCTAGGACAAGGTCGCGGCTACAAAGCAAAAAACCCATTGGTGAACGAGCTTTAGGCTTGGTTGCCGCATACCCGCAGTGCAACACCACGTACGGATAGCTTTGACGAAGCCCGCTCACCAATGGGTTTGCGGATGTCGCTTGTGTTGAGCTACACCGGGTTACCAAGCCGGCGATGGAGCGGATTGTATAGAAGTCCCAGGGCGTGTCAAGAGGTGACGAAACTAGTTTCCGTCACTTTTTCCGCTTGACAGGGAAGGATCGGGGAAGAGTTGGGGAAGGATCGGGGAACAGGCTAAGTGCCCGAAAAGCACCCCCAATCGGGCCGCAACCCGCATAAACATTGGGCTTGCGGGGACTTTATGATTTTTTGTTAAAGGCAAGCGCCAGCGGGGAAGAGTTGGGGAAATCGGGGAAGTCCAGCGGGGAAATTTCCCCAACGGTGGAATGCACAGCGAAATCACCGCAAACCCAGTATCCATGCGGGTTTCGGCTCAAGTTGCTCAACTGATACCTTCAGATAGCGTAAGGGTTCTCGCGCTTCTTCCCACCAGCGTCGATGACATCGTCCTCGTCGTAGTCGTCCGGAGCTGGGCCGTCAATGTCGATGAAGCCAGCATCCCGAAGGAACCGCAGGGCCTGGGTCGTGGCGTCCACGAAGTCATCGTGGGTCGTGTCGGGGAAGGCGCAGAGCTGCGAGACCAGGGGCTCGGCCCAGTCCCGCACGTATCCAGGGCGCTGGCTGGACTCGGGCACCCAGACCCTACCCCTGGCGAACAGGGAGGACACGATGTTCAGGCGCTGCATCTTATCGGCCTTGCCTGGGTTGTAGGCCCGCACCGGCATATGCGCCCGCTGGAGGTCTTGGATCAGCGAGATGCCCGCGGACTTGTCCTCGATCAGGATCAGATCCACCCGCTTTCTGTCCCTACCCTCCCCGTAGACCACCTCGTACTCGTCCTGAACCTTGGGGCGCAGGTCAGGGTACTGGAGGCGATCCTGCCAGCAGTCCAGCAGCAGGGCAGACATGGGGCCGTCCATGGGCTTGAAGACGCCCCAGGTCGTGGCCGCGGTGGGGTCGTTGATGGTCTTCTCGCTGGTGGCGCAGTCGTAGGACTGGAGGATGTACTCGAACTTGGGGAAGGGCTTGTCCACCGGCCACAGCTTGAGCATGTCCCGCTTGACGATGCCAGCCTCCTCCGGGTCGATGATCTCAGCGTAGATCTCCTGCCGGCCCAGCTTCGTGCCCTCGTACTGGAGGATCTGCTTTTGGAAGGACGGCGCAAGGTTGGCAAGGTTGGCGTAGGTCGAGGCTGTGGTCAGGTGGACATCGTCGCCCTCCCGCCCCACCAGATCCACGATGAGGTCTTTCGGTTTAGGTGTGGTGGTGCAGAGAATGCGGGTGCGTTTTCCTAAGCGCACGCCGAACATGATCTGATCCCAGGCGTCTTGCAGGTAGTCCCAGGCGGCCAGCTCATCGCACCAAGCCCCGTGGAACTGCGGGCCCCGGAAGCGCTCAGGCTCCGACGCGGGAATCCCCTTGATCAGGCTGCCGTTGATGAGCTTCAGCTCATGGTAGGCCTTGTTGTAGTCCTCAATCAGGGCCTGGGGGATGATGTTGATCAGCCCGGAGTCACCCTCAAAGCAGGTG